TCTTGACGATTAAACCGAATCCTTGTGGGGAAATTCTCCAACATCCACTGAGGCAGGTACTTCTCGTTAGGCCCAGGAACTCCTCTCTCGAGTTCTTCTCTGACCTTAAAGATAGCCCCGAACTTAGCAGGACTGGTAATCAGATGCTGAATCTGTAATGGGACATTCTTCCGCGTCCAAGTATAGAACGGGAATAACCTCTTGAATACGCCCTTCTCAATATCGGTGAGGTCTCCGTAGTCAAAAAGGTACTTCTTCACACTCATTGCAGCTTCAGCAGGAGTATCCCCCTTCAGGATCCGATCGATGAAGTGACCCATACGGGCATTGTTCTCGATCAACTTACCAACCCTGAAGCCCAGCTTGATGATCTTGTTATTCTGTCCCGGAGATTTCCAAGAACCCCTCTCCAACTGCTTCGAAATAGACCTCTGAATATCCGCACCAACCCATCCCCGATTCAAGACCCCCAGAGTTTCAGCTTCCTGGCGAAGCATATCCCCAGTCCACTTCTGCCCTAACCCATCAACGAAGTCTAGGGGCTTGCCCATCTGAATTCTTCCAGCCATTCGGTAAACCTTAGGATTGTTGACCCCAGCAAGCCAGTTATTCCACATATTCCCTACGAAGTTTCTTGTATGATAAGCAGGGAATATCGCAAGAGTCCAAGCCTTCCAGGCGTCCTGAGTGCTATCAAAGAGCTTTATGAAGTTTCCAATTTCTTGGGGAGTCTGGTTGAAGCTATACATCTTATTCAAAGCCTTGACAACTTCAGGAGGACCAACGAATCCCCTGAGTTCGGGTTGTCTAGGTTCAATCCAGCCGGGAGTTCCTTGTGCTTCAGGAACCATGATTTGACGATTCTTCAGTTCGTTGTAGAACTCAACAGAAGTACGGGCTCTTTCTCCTCTAACTCCTCTGACTGCCGTCTGGTATACAGGATCTTCATGGAAGAACTCAGAGACAACCTTGTTCCCGTTGATCTTGAGCTTACCTGCTGCAGCCATCTGGTTGATCTCAGTAATCCCCAGAGAGTGGATAGCTTCAGCATACTGAGCTTCAGTGATTTCCCCATTGTCAAGCATAGTCTCGAGGATGTCAAGACCATTCTTACCCTTCAAGGCCTTAGCTCTCTTACCCCCAATAACTCCTGCATCCTTCCAAGCATCAACAACGGGTTCCTTGATGGAGATGAATTCCCGACGAAGAGCATTCATTAACCGAGTATTCATTTCCTTCTTAGCCAGAGTCTGGGGCATTCTGCCTGTCTTGATCAGGAACTCTCGGATAGACTTCTTAGCTTCGGGAGTCAGGATGTGAGATGCATATTCTCTATCGGCAATCAGAGGCTTAACGATAACCCCTGAAGTCTGTTCGATTTCAAGTTGACGCTTGTTTCTCTCAGTAATGAGTCTAGCAACCTTATCTAGGATAGGATCGTTGACTGGGGGAACATACTTATTAGCTCTGGGGTATCCAGGTTTCATAGTAAAAGTAGTAGGAGTTTTAGCCGGAATAACCTTAAGGTCTCTTTCGTAGCTAATAGCTTTTCCCGTTTTAGGATCATCGGCTAAGAAGGTAATTTTACTATTCTTAGGAATCTTAACTCCATACTCATTAGCTCCCTGGACAAAGGATTCAATAATCTGATCTTCGGTTCCGGGCCTAGTAAGAATAAACTGAATGTCATTATTAGAAACTACTCTACCATTCTTGTTGATCTTGAACCAACCACTACCCCCTGACCCCGGAATTCCCCCTTCGAAAGTATCATTAAAGTCATAACCCCCTATTCCTTGATGACCCCCACCGGGGCCGAATCTAGTAATTCCATCCTCGCCTACCGCCCAGGCCATCTCCCCCCTATGCCGTCCTACGTCGAATACTCCGCTCTCTGGGTCTTCCATAGCCTTGTAATAATCCTCTAAAGACATAGTAGCTTCATAATTCTGGCCCTTAACCGGTAATTTGTAATCTATCCTTTTCTTCCACTCTAGGGGGGATTCCTTACTGCCTTTCCCATACCTAGGAAAGACTACCATACCCCCTGAGTGGCCTAGGGGCTTAGCGGGATCAAAGATACCAGACCAAGCAATAGCTTTAGTCTTAGTAGCTTTTTCGAATTCTTGGATCTTCTTAGTAGTTTCATTGAGAAACTTCTTAGCAGCCCTCTTAGCTTTAGGATCTGAAGTTCTTTCAAAGACCTCAGTAGCAACTCTCTTAGTTTCTTCCAGATTTCTGGCTATTTGAGTCTTGTAGAGAGTCATATATTCATCAGTAGACATCTCACCCTTTAAGATCTTCACTAGATAAGGTTCTAGATCCTGGCCCTTCCCCCTAGTTCCTATAGCATTAAGGTGTCCTAAAGAAAAAGAGGGTCTGAAATTAATCAAGTCTTTAGGAATCTTTACCCCTAGCTTTATAGCCTCGTTGTGAAACTCAGTTAGACCGGGTCTACTAGTGTAATAAGAATCATGGGGATTGATCAACTTCCCATCATAGATACTACGGCCTAATCCATTATTACTGTTGAGGAAACTCTTGTATTTCCCGTTGGGGTCTGTATGGAAATCCGGATTCATTTTGAACTGTTGAAGATTCTTAGTAGTAGGGGCCCCTCCAAATTCTTTAATCCTAGTAGTTAACTCTCCAAGCTTACTCTCATTGGCCATCATTCTAGCTTTCAACGATGGATCTATTTGAAGTTCTGAGCTTAATTTTCTAGCCCAGGGTGAGATCTCCAGCTTTTGGGTTCCTTTAACCATTCGACTAGCTGAGGAAAAAAGGAATTCTGGGTCTTCTAGGGAATTCAAGGCTTTTTCTACTTCCCTAGTATCTCTACTAATCCTAGGTCTCCATGAATCCCCAACCTTGATAAGGGGTTCTTCCATCTGCCAGATATCTTCTAGGAACTGAGCAGACCTATCCTTGAGTCCCTCCCCTTCCATAACTTTTGTAAGATTATTCAAGACTTTAGGAGTAGCCTTAAAATCCCCAGCTGCTTTAGTCAGATCCTTGACTAGATCAAAATGAATCTCATTAACCAGAGCTTCTTCTTCCCAATCCATAACTTCTTCGGGATCTAAACTATGTCTTTCTGCATATTCTTGTGCATAGTCATCAAAAGCATCGTGTACGTCATCGGACAAGTAATCCGTTAAATCAGTAGCTAGGTTTTCCGGAAGATCTTTAGGGATCTTCCCATCTTTGAGGATTTTCCGAAGGAGAATTCCGGGATGGGAAACTAAATTATTCTGATAAAGGTGGACGATAAACTCGGGGGGGATTCCCTCTAGGGTCAACCCCGTAGGACTTACTATCTTACTCAGAGACTGGAAAAGTTCTGCTCCGGGTATGTTAACCTGAGTACCGGCAGCAGCCGTTCCCACCAGTTTCAAGAACCCTCTACGACTCATCCTGGGTTCTGCTCTACCCCCCCTGAGTCTTCTCTGAATCAGCTTAATCTCCTTCTGCTTCTCTTCGATCTTCTTAGCAACATCACCAATCGTAAGCCTATCAGGATTCGTTACTGGGTTATGTATGTTCTTCCCGATATCTTCAAGTAGCTTGATATCGACAGTAAGCTTCTCTACGTTCTGAGTACTGAACCTCCTTAGATATGCAGCAGACATCCCTGAAGCCTTAGGTAATCCCTTTTGAGGAACCCTAGGTTTAGGGGGAATAGGTAATTTCTTACCTGCAGCCTTAGCTTCTTCATAAGCCTTAGTGAATCGTTCTGCTAGAGTAGGACCCGACTTGGGAACTGATGGCGGAGCTGAAAGGATCTTGAAGTCTTTAGATTCTTTAGGGCCCGGAATCTCATAGCCTAAATCTCTTATTACATCTCGAGCTCCAAAGAAATGTTCGGGGAGTATCTTTTCTCCCTTAGTAGTCATTGTAACTAGTTTATTATCCTTTATCTTTACAAAGAAACCCCCGATCATGGAACCTTCTTCTCCTACTAGATCCGGGGCTGCATCTAAGATCTCTTCTACTCCATTAGAATCCCTGCCCTGATCAAAAACTAAGAAGTGCCCATCTTTATCAACGGTAATCCAAAGGTCCCCATTCTTTAGGGTTCCTCTACCAACCCATGAAGTATAGTTATCTCCAAAGGCTTTAACTTCAAATCTTTTCTTAATCTTATCAGTACTCTCTTCACCCAAAGACCCCGTCATCCCCTCATCTAAGTCAAGACGCTCTATAAACCCCCCCATTAAATCTTCGGCTTCATCGTCTATGAGTTTTTGATAGAACTTAGTCTTATCTGTAACCTTAACAGCTCCCTTGCTTGTTGCTGAGAGATCAAACTCTCCGGCCTTTGCACCCTTCTTAGGAGTAACATCATCGATTGTGGTATAGAACTCAAACTTAGGTCCTTGCTTCTCACTCTTAAGCATCTTGCTGACATCATAGAATGGAGCTCCGATATTCTTAGGAATCAAGCCATGATCATCAACAAGGAATCTTACTGCTTGCTTTTCAGCTTCGGTAATATTCTTAGTTCCTGTGATAGTAATCTTCAGATCCTGAGGACCCTTACCCTTTGAGACTATACGATCGAATTCAGCTATAAGGTCTTTAGGGAGCAGCTTCTTAAGAGGCCCTTGAGTAACTCTATCAACAGGACCCAGGACTTTAGAAAGTTTAGGAGCCTTAGGAAGAATTCCCCCTTCATTCCTAAACTCAAAATCTTTATAATGCTGAGTAAGGTGGGGATATCTTTCGGTTAAGAACTTAGCTTCGGGAGAATCGGGTCCTAAACCTTGGAAAGCTTCATCAAAGACTTCTCGAGCTTTATCATCCGTTTCTTCATCCCAGTAGTTATAACCTTCTGGGTCTTGAGCTATAGATTCGGGAGTAAATTCTGATTCATTTTGAGTAAACTTTCCCTCAAAGGTATCATGAGTAGCTTTCCAGTTCGGATTGATCTTAGGAACTTCACCCTGCATATCACTAAGAGGCCCCTTCTTAAACTCGACCCCTAAAGCATCCCCTAACTGTTTACTAATACCTTCTACAGCTTTCTGATGAGTAGTCTGTTCCTTAGTTACTCCTAAGAACTGTTTCAGAATAGTCCCGATTTCCTTATTGCTAGTCCTGTGGGTTTCATTCAAGAAAGTTTCGATATCTGATTCATCAAGACCTTGTTTCTTTAGAGAATCAATCATGTCTACAATCTTCTTTGCTGTTTCTTCTGAAACAATAGTCTCTCCTCCTTCATTCTTGAGATCCTCTAAGAATCTAACCCCATCTAAATCTTCTCTGAAAGCATCCGAAGCATGGTCATAAAGTTCACCCAAAGCTGGATATGCTTTCTTCTTATCTATCGGTTTCTTAAGGTTCTTGATTTCTTCAATAGCAGCTGCTTGATCTTCAGGAGAAAAATGAGAAGGAAGGAAAGGATCCCTAGAAATACTCTTACCATCTTTCCATAAAGTATACCCGGGAGGTGCTGGATCCCCAGGCTTCCAAGCCTCTGCTGCTTTGTCATCAAGGTATCTCTGAGCATCTTCAGCAGCTAGACCTCCCTTCTTAATCTTCTGATACAATGCTCTATTAGTCTTAGTACCATGAGCTTCATGTAGAGACTGGATCTCTTCAGGAGAAAGTCCTGACTGAGACATATCGATATCTTGAATAGGACCTCTAGTCTTCTTAGGCTTAGGAATCTTAGCTAATGCAGTAGTCTGCTTCTCCTTCTCTACTAGATTAGTCACCATTCTATTCACTTCATCTCTATCTGTACCTAGCATCTTAGATAGTTCGTCTATAGTACTATTAAGCGTGATAGCATCCTGAGTTACTAATCCCGCTCTATGAGCAGCAAGTGATTCAAATCTAGTCACTATTTCATCATAAGCAGCATTACCTGAAGAAGTAGAGAAGATCTCCCTCATTCCCAACTTAATAGGATCAGTGATCATCTCCTTGAACTTCTTACCTACCTTGTCAAGCAAGAGAAGCTTACCAGCCAGTGCCAGAGGTTCAGAAGCCGCACCTGCAATCTTACCAGTTCCTAAGATGGGTAGCTTCTTCTGAAGCCCTGTAAATGGAACATCGAGTGACAGGAATGATCTCTGTCCAGTTCGAATCTGGTCAGCCCACTTAAGTTGCTTGTCAAAGTCGGGAATGACTTCCATAGCTTTTCTTGCATTCTTAAGTCCAGTAACTTCCTTAGCCAACTTAGCCATATCTGAAGCTTCATCAACAACGATACCTGCTTCTCTTGCGGCTGTAAGAGCCTTGGAGACTCGACCTAGCTTGGTAGGGAGGCCGATTCCCAGATAAGTAAGAGGATCCCCAGCAACATCAATGCCGAAACGCCCAACAGCCTTCCCAAGTCTAACTGCCCCGATGTCTTCTTCATTCGGTTTGAAGAGACCCAGTTCTGTAGTGACGTCTGAAGCATATAGGGGCCTTTCTTTCTTCTTTAACTGTTCAAGCCTATAATTCATCACAGGATCATCTTGGGTAGCCGCTTGAGCTAGAGGCAACCAAGCATTCCTAGTAGCAAAGTTAGAAGCTGCTCCTAGTACGTTCTCAGCAGTCTTAAGAGCCTTACCTCCCCAAGTTTGAGGTTGGGGTTCATTATTCTCCAGAAGTCTAGACCTATACCTAGTCGTATCCCTTGGATCCAACCCAGAGGTCATTCCTGCTGAGTTCTGGTTTTGCATCCAGTTAGTGAAATCGTTAATGGGCATTGGAGCCCTTCCTTCACCAAAAGTGGGAAGATTCATTTTAAGCTTGAAGATATTGACTGAATTAAGGTGTAGATGCCCCACTTGAGTATACACCCAAGGGAGTATTTTCCGTTTGCAAGAATGTCAAAATCATCTGTCTTAAAAATTGACTCATAGATCGTACCATTGGTCAATCTAAGAGGTTAATCTTTCCACCAGTCTACCCCAAAAGGTAATGGTTTACCCGTTGCTGGAGCTTGAGTATCCCAGAAACTTCTACCCTTAGGTCCTTGTTGAGTTAAAGACCTAGGTAAAGTACCGATGTAGTTCATGACTGCTTCTTCATTAACGGATCCAGCAATTTGAGGATTCTGAGCCTTGTATAAGATCCAAGCTCTCGAAGCCGAACGTTGATCAGCCCATCCTGGATCATCCATTACAGACTTGAGAAGCATTAAAGTAGGGTCGGGAGGTTGTTCTCCGAAGACTTCTGGAAGGATCTGACGACCGCTTCTCAGGGCAGCTCCGTAAGCAGCATCCATAGTCGGGATATCTTGTCCTAATCCCGGATTAGTGTAGATATCCTTTAAGAGTCCGACTCGGAAAGAAGCGATATCCCTAGGAGTAAGTCCTGAAGTACCTGGAGCTATATCTCCTTCAGTTCTACGGCCCATTGACCAGTCAGATTTCCAAGACTGGGGATTAGCATTCTTCCAATCTAGTTCAGCCTGCTGATTGAAAGCTGGGAGGAATTGACTAAGGCTCTGAATGTTACCCGGGAGGTTAACGGTACGACCCCCTAAGCGAAGGGGAACTCCTCTACCTCCTGTGAAATCCTGGTACTGATCTCCCTGTCCCACCAGAACTCTAGTCCTAGCTTGAGTCTCGGGAATACCCGCATTAGTAGCTGCTGTATTAGCCCCAATCTGTCCAATCTCTGCTTGATCCTTTTCCAGGATTCCAGGATTCCTAGCTTCCTCCATAGCAAGTCTACGAGCTTCCATATCTCTAAGGGATTCTTGAAGAAGTTGAGCACGAAGCTTAGCTCTTTCTTCTCTCCTAGCATCCATCTCTCCGCTAGCTCCTTCAGCAGCTCCACCAGCGAAGGCTAACAACCCCTGTCCGAATCCCATTAGACCATCCCCGCTAATCCTGCCCCGACAGGTCCGCCAAAGTAAGCTAGTCCGGCCTTACCGGCAAACTTACCAATACCCCCCAGAGCCGACATCATACCCTGTCGATCCTGGTTCATAGTCTCAAGACGAGAATTAAACCCAGTCAAGGCCATTCTCCTCTTCCAGTCAAGTTCATTGTTATATATATCGAGACCTTCTCCCCTACGCCGAGCAAAGAGTCCACTCTCGATATCCGAAATTCCTCTAGCATTATCTCTATCAATCCCCGACATGAAATCCATCCCTACCCCAGAACCCAGAAGTCCTGCTCGGCCTAATTCATCAGAGCCGCGCATTCTTGTCTGACCCCCTAGGAACTGGGCTCTCCTCCGTAACAGGGCTAACTCAGGATCATTCTCATCCTGAATGTAGTTGAAGCCTCCTCCAGTTCCGGCGGAAAGAGCTTGACTATAAGCAGTATTATAATCCACTTCTTATCCTCCCCCTATCCAGTCCGCTTCCACATATAGACGGCGATATATGGTTGAACTATACTCATAGCTGCATGGTCTTTTAAGTCAATAATGTGAGCCTCGGAGAAGGAGAAACTATGGGAATGGTTAACCCCGGCAGCCCCGGCAGCCCCGGTACCTATCTTTACTGAAGAACCAGTTACTCCAGTTAACGTAAAAGAATGGTCTGAGATCTCAAGATCATGAGCTTCAGGGGTTGAGGTCTTAGAACCCCCTATCTCCTCAACGGTATCGAAATCAGTATCATTAGGATCAACTCCGACAAGAACCTTTCCGGTACCGAAAGCAACCCAGATTCCAAACCCTAGAAGAGTAGCGGGGTTAGTGGGAACTACCGCAATGTATACAGAACCTACGGGCCAAGCTGCCGAGAGATTAATGAGGAGAGAACCCTCACCGACGAATTTACCATCTTTTCTGATAGAAGCTACTTGAACTGAATTCATGATCCTTAATACGTCATCAGTAGCTCCCAAGGAAACTGCGAGTTGTAAAACTGGAGAACCGGTTGCCCTAACATTATTCATCTGTACTGCACCATCAAAAGAAGCTAGTAAGAGATTCTCAAACTGTACCCTGGGACACATAACCCGTATCCGGAAATTATCCCGAAGATAAGTTTCTCCCGTCCCACCGGCTACCACATGACTAATTCCCGCTCCATGACCCTCAAGGCCCCAATCCCCATTCCTATAAAGCCCCAAGTACGGCATCCCAGAACTCCATACAGCAGAAGCCTTTAGAATTAACCAATCAGTACTTAATCCCGTAAGCCCCCCACGGATCTCCTGGCCTCCCGTCCTGCCGGCTAATAAAGCATACTGGCTATGATCATCATCAAGAAGGCCTGTTAAAGCTCCGTGATCTGAAACTCCCAGATTCGTAACATTAACAGTAGCAGGAATCTTAGTTCCATCTAACCCATTATTCACAACCTTCTCTAAGTCATGAAAATTCCTGCGAAGAATCTCCAAATCTTGTGGAGTCTTAAGTTCAGACCCTATCCTACCGAGTTTGAAAGTAGTCATAGGAAATCCTAAGTAGTTCTAAGGACTAAGAGGTTAATAGTCATCCCAGAAAAGTCTATAGTAGTACTTCCCGAAGTATTACATAGAGCGATACTATAACCCCCTACCGGTGGTACTGTTGGACTAGTATTCTTCCAGAAGTTCAAAGTTACTCTATCATCCTGAGTCTGTATAGGCCAAGCCTTTGATAGCCAGGCATTAATCGGAATATAGGTGTTGTTAGAAAGAACCGTAGACCACCCAACCCCCGCAGCCTCGGGATCTAGGAAGTAATGAGTATCCGGGGCTAAGGAAAGAGTCCCCAAAGACCTACTAGTTACAACAAACTTAAGAGACCCATAAAGAAGGTCCCCCGGTTTCATTTTAGAGTTAGCTATCTCCCCGTCCTTAATGCAACGGTTTATAACCGCATCATTGTTGATCTTAGCTTCAAAAACTCCATTGGGAGCTGAAGCTAACATAGATCCAGTAAAACCAGCAGCAGCCTTCATGTTAGTTACATCTAGATTTCCATTAATCTCATTATAGATAGTATTCAGTTCTGTATCTATTTCTTCTGCGTCAGCTATAACACCATTCACAAAATCATAAGCTCGAGCAATGATTCCCATTATAGATCTCCTTACTTCAACTCGATGTAATCAACTAACAGATCTATACTTTCAACAGAAGCACTAAGAGCAGTAGCTCCATCGATCAAATCCATGACAGGATGGGAGCCCCTAGCTCCTATTCCAAAACTATCTTCTTCGTCAAAGATAGAGTTAGTACCCCCCCAGGTATTAACCCCCCACCTCCCAATACCCCAGATGAGAGAAGAAGCTCCAGGAATCACAGCTAATTCATCAAAGAAACTAGCCTCTGAAGCTCTAACCCTTAAGTCATCTATGATCCCTATACGAAGGATGGTTCCTGCACTACCCCTACCGGTTACTACCCCCTTAGTAATCAGTTTATCTCCACTACCTAAATCTCCTAAGATGTACCCCGTTCTCAGAATCCCGTAGGACTTAGTACCTTGGTCATCCATAGTAGCCGCTGTTCTCTTATAAACATAACTACCAGTAGTTGCTCTAGCTTCACCCCAGAGAAGTTCTCCCGCATCCCTCTTGCTATCCCAGACTGAGTAGTAAGAAGGACAGAACAGAAGTCCATTCTCATGAGGTCCATCCCATTTTCTACCCACCGTTTCGAACTCTAGAGTCCGAGAATTATACCCCTTCGTACTGGACTTATCATAGGATATGATATACCTTAAGTCATGGTAACAAGACACCACTCGATTCATAGCTGCTTCAGAGAGCCCTACGAATTCCGGTTTAACAGACCTACCTATACTGTTAAGATTAACCCCATCGGTAAAGTAAACCTCTCCATCCTGGGCCAAGAAGAGGATACCCCCCGGTACCTCAGTGATAGAGAAGGGAGCATTACATCCAACGATCGTGCTAACATTAATCAACTCAGTACCATAGTCTCTGCAAAGCCAGGTAGACTTGTTCTTGAAGAAGACTACTCCACTTGGAACTCTGGCACACCCGGTGATCGAATCCCCATCTCGATTAGCAACTGTGAAGAAGTACCCGTCTATGATACGATCGGGAAACCCCACATCGCTAACTTCAACAAGAGAAGAATCAGTAGTAGCAAAGCCGCAATAGTAAGCTCGGCTATCATGACCCATACAAGCAAAGCGGCCAGAGACCCTGGGTTGATGAACCGAGACATATTCATCTCCTAATGCACTATCAGCAAGGATATCTACATACGAAGTGGTTGCATCATCCAGTTCTGCTAGGAAGTAGAAGATACTACCTCCAGCAGCCGTTCTGTAAAGTCTCTTAGTAGTCTGTCCATAGATAGCAGGAGCTATATCCAAGTTAGTCAGAGTCACCCTAACTTCGGTAGCTCCAAGAGTAATAGACTTAGCTGTACAAGCTATACCCTCACCGAGTTCTCCTTGAACACTAGTCAGGATATACTGGTACACCTTGGCCGGCGTTAACAGCCCCCCGGAGGTAGCCGGAGTTAAAGTCCATCCTGTAGAGGTATGAACAAAGAATCCAGCATATAGGTTAGTAGTCCCATCATACCTTTGGATTCCTGTACCATCTAGAATGTAGACTCGATCTTTGTAGACAAACTTGCTACAGAGGTTAACCGAGTTCATTACTGCATTCACATCATTGTTGATATTGATCTGGGTAGAAATACCCGTAGAGTCATTGAGCTTGAAGAGCTTACCCCCAGCTGCTGCTAGGGTAGTCTTGTTTCCTGCACTGTCGTAGAACTTGAACAGGAAATTAACTAAAGCATCCCCATTAACTTTAGCAGGGGAACTTCCAAACTTAGCATTCCCTGGCCGCTTGAAAGGTCTCCCCGTAGGATCAAGTCTCCAGTTAGAACACCAAGTCAGGGTATCCCTATCAAGGGACCCTACAGGGTCTATGAGATTAATCCCCTTAGGCCAAGGCCCCATAGGGAAAGGTTTAACCATTGTAAGTTCCCGGCAGGTGAGTTGGTTGAGGGATAGTAATCCTAGGAGGACCGGAGATTCTAAAGGGCTCACCCAGACGAGCTTCCATATCGGGGCGAACATAGATAGTCTTCTTAATCTCGTTCAGCATGTCTTTGTATTCTGCAAAGGCTGAACTAAATTGCTCATTCTTCTCCATCTTGAATCCACGAACTAAAGCACCTTGGACAATGATAGGATGGAAGTCCGCGGGAAAGTCACTCACATCAGTCAGGTTAGATATCAGAAGGACTTTAGGTCTCCTGATGTAGGAGTAGTAGATAGTCTGGATAGAAGCTGGGATCTTCCAGAGAGAGAGGTTAAGTCCGTCGAGAAGATAGTTAGTCACAGTCCCCGTAATTGTATTCCAGTCTGGGGCCATACTAATCAAAAGCTTCTCATCTACTGGATAAAGAGTCCTGATACCCCCAGTAGCCGATGGGATCCAAGCTCTCTTAAGCCAATGAAAATCGACTGCTAAGGAATAGATCTGAGTTGAAACTACCGTAGGAAAGTTCCCTATCGAACTGAATCCTGGAATCTGGAACCTTGATGCTAGTTGAAGACTAGTCATATTCAACCATCGGAGGATCTGAGTATCTTTCTTGGTATCCCGGATTTGATCTCGTACTTCTTCGATCATCTCTCCGATGTTCATTGAATAGGGTGTAACAGTCATACGTTACCCCGCGATCTTGAGCTTCTTATAGTTAACCCAGATCTTCTTGAGTTCTCCTGCCTTCTCATCATCAGGGATCTCAACCTTGACCTTGCTTCCCTTGATCTCCAGAACTTGACAAGCATAATCCTTATAGATAACGCTATCTTCAACCTTGAAAGTATTCTCCTTGTCTTCCTCACCCTGAGCCTTGTCAAGAATCTCCTGGAACCGAGTCCGATGTGCATCCCGAAGTTCCTTGAGCTTCTTCCCGGGCATGTTCGCGGGCATCACGAACTTATCGATATTCAGTTCACCACTAAGAACTAATTCCATCTTCTTCTTACCCGGGAGATTCAGAAGATCGATATCATCACCACTCTTCGTATTGACCAGAGTAGAAGTGGGGTTATCCTGATCTCCAATAACTTCAGCTGGACTCATTTTGACCTCTTGGTTAAAGACCACCAGAACACGATGATCTCTTCGATTAGGTTACGAGGGTGGGCTCCACAGACCTTACGTCCTCCACAACGGCAAGCTCCTGTCTTCAAGAACTGTACGTTCAAGAGTAGATTGTGGCATGCCAGACATCGGAAGAGTTCGAGTTCCATGAAGCCCACCTCTTTCGTTTACATCAAGCGAATGAAGACTCCCGTACGATCAACAGAATGAGCAAGCAAAGGATACCCGATAGCCAGATAAGGGGAATCTCCCGCCCCTGCTCCATTAGCAACATTACCAGTGGTAGCCGAGGGAATCAGACCCGTCCCCACAGTACCACTGGCAGACTTGACACTTGAATGATACCCGAAAACCTGAATCAGTCCATAGTCTCCCGTGGGAATAGTACCCGCAGCAACCCCACAGGGAATGTCGGTAGCACCCGAAGACTTCTTAACCGAAGTACCCAGGATCACCCCAGTCCCCGAAGTAGGGAAGGTAACCAGATCACCATTGACTAAAGAAGCAGAAGCGTTCGGGTCGTGGTGACAAATCATGAAGATCTTCTCGGGATCTGCTCTCTTGATACGCTGGAACAACATTTGTGGTACCCCCTGGTTGTGACTGACGAAGGGTAACTCCCTTCCGTTTTGTCGAGGTAAAGAGGTAAGATTAATTTTAAGCAGCGAGATTCTGACCTAATTTGAATGAGAATACCCTACAAGGGTGATACCCTTAGTACGACCTCCCCACGGTCCCATTAGACAAAATCTCGCCGCTTTGGGATGGACTCAGTAATTCACCCGATACAAATTATTCTACGCAGTAAACCCAGTAAGAACCCCCTGACGAGCACAGTTAGAGGCAACCAGGTTCGCCATGAGGAGGATCTGGGAGACCTTGGCATCCTGGTTCTCAGGGCGCACGAACGGGGTATTCAGAAGATCAGTCTCCTTGTCCACAACGTACTCGAGATAGTCGGAGTTCAGGAAGTACATGTTCCCCGCATAACAATCTTCGTCATAGCCGAGAGTCATGCCCTTGAACTTCAGGTTAGTGAAGCCTGCATCCCCGACATCCTTGTTCTCGAAACGTTCTGCAGACATGAGAGACTTCTCGTAGAATTCATAGACAGTCTGAGTCGTAATCCCAATGTCAGGATGCTCATTACCCCGAGAGACATTGTTGTACATCGTACGCATCTTGTCCTGGCCGTTGCCCCCCATGACTCCGAAGGACCCAGCAATAGCGTACTGGTTTCTCCACCAGGCATTCAGGGCGTCCGAGCGGTCGATACCAGCGAGAGTACCCCAAGCAGCTCCGTCCTCCACCAGAAGCTGGAGACCGAAGATATCCTTAGAGCTGTTGCCGGTACCGTCACCCATGAACATAGCATTCATCTGATTCTTCATCGAGATCTCGGTCTGCTTGACCTTGCTCTCGAGAAGGTTAATCATACGATGCTCACCCGAATTCTGCCTCTCCTCCTTACGAGAGATAGAGACCGAACCAGCAACCTGCTTCCAGGGGAACTTGCAAGAAGTCATCCCCTCCTGCGGAGTCGTATCAAGAACCTCGTAACCCTCGTACGAACGAACAGTAGAGTTCTGGCCATACATCAGCTGGACGATGATCGACTCACCGCCATCTTCCGTACGCTTGCGATTGCCCGTAGTAAGCCAGTACAGCAGGAAGAAAGACTTACTCAGGTTATCAGCAAACGTGTCACGGTAGTTAGCCAGAGTAGTTGAAAGCAACGCATCGAAATTGGGATTACCTGCAGCCACTGTAATATCTCCTATCTACGGTTGGAGGCCTTCTTAGCCTGCTCATAGGCTTCCAAGATACTCTTGGCCCCCTTAGCAGGCTTCGGAGGAATATCTCCACCCTCGTCTTTACTGACATTAGCACGCTTCTTACCAGAAAGAGTCTTCAAGGCTCTACGTCCCCCCTCGGAAGAAGCATCCCCAAAGGAAGCGATCTTGAAGGCCTGCTCGAAGGAAAGGCCTGGATTCTTATCCAAGACCTCCTTCATATCATCCTGGTAGTTAACGTACTCGGGATAATCTGACTTGAACTGTTCAAACTCAACTCTAGCGCTATCAAGGGCTCTAGCAGACTCCTGAGGACGAAGTGCTTTGGTGATCTCATCCCGGATAAGAGCACGGACTGAATCCGGCTTCTCCTTCGAGTCATCATCGTCATCATCGTCATCACTTGAAGTCCTACCCCTTCTAGCACTTCTAGCAGGCATCCCATCGGGTCCGAGCCGGCCTGCTTTGTAGGCCTCCATCCAAGCATGAAACCTAGGCTCTTGCAGCAGTTCATCAAATGCTTCGGCTTTCTTAAGACCTAAAGAAGCCTTCTGCATTTTCTTGGTGAACGATGCTTGCATAGCCTTGAATGGGCCCTTCAGCTCTGGAGGAAGCTTGTTAGGATCGAAGAAGAGATTAGGTTTCTCCTTATCCTTGCCTTCCCCCCCATCAGCATCATCATCTGAGGCATCATCGTCCTGATCATCCGAGTCATCCGCACCTTCGTCCGTGTCGGGCTTCTCGTCATCAGTATCGGGCTTCTCATCGTCCTTAGGAAACATGATCCCCTCTATCCGGCTTCACGCTGATGCGTGGCCTTTAAGATACGTTTCAAGTGATCTGAGCTCTTAACGTGAACTGGTTTATGTCCAAGATTGTGAATTACCCGTTCTTGAGCAATCCCCTTGCTGGGCCAGTAAACTCCTAGAGCTCCATTGACATGGGTCTGAGAAAGAATCCTCTTTCCCAACTTACCGCACTTACACCTAAGAATCTCGTCTCGATCTTCCATCTTTCTGAAGTCTTCGAAGATATGGCCCGAAGAACACTTATACTCATAGACCGGCAAGACTACCACCTCCCATCCCTCCAGGAGTAGTTACACTTGCCCGCCCCTGAATCCCCCCGAGAAGGGAAGACCTACTGGGTACTTCTTCACTAACGGGGGGGGCCTCAGCAGGGGGCTCCCCAGTAGTAGTCTCTTCAGTACCTGGAGGTAAGTTAGCCTCTAAGATTGCTTTCTTAAGTCTATCCATCTGAAGTTGCTGTACTAGTTGCATAGCCTGAGGAACTAACCAGTCCTCAGGGCTTCTCTGATCAAACTTCCGGAGCATCTCGGTAGTGAGCTTGATCTGGTCAATCATGGGATTCTGAGCGAAGACCTGGTACATCTCCATGAACTGTTGACGGTCTACTTCCCTACTAATGGGGATAGTAGATCCGAAGACTACTTCATATGCGAACTCGCCCTGAATCTGCTTAGGATTCTTAATCTCCAACCACCACGTAGCGGCATCCCCAACAATGGGGAATACCTGATCAGGGCCCATGAACTTTTGAGAAATCATAGCTAGATTACGAGCAATACGGTTAGAGAATCCGCTCACAACATCTAACCGTTCATCACTACGGAACCTAGACTGGGAATCAACAATCGAAGCTTCAGTAGCAGTCTTAGCCCCCTTAGACAAAGAACCCCTCTGGTAATCAGTAAGACCTCCGATGATGTTGATGTCATCCTTGATCTTCTGCTCTACCAGATAGATCTCAGCGGGCATAGGAGCATCTTGAATCGGAATGATAGCATTAGCCAAGGTTTCTTCATCTGTGGGAACAAGAGCTCCATCCTCACCGTTCTTGAGATCCTCAAGAGCCGAAGGCTTGAAAGCCCCCTCCTTATAGACATACCTACGATTGAACCTCTTACGATGAGTAATCATCTGAGTCCGAGTCTTATTCAGTTCATGAATCTGAGGTTCCCAAGGTTCAATATCACTAGAAGGATAGAACCGATTGGGAATCTCATTGAACCTAAGCATGACGTAAGGATGACGAGAATCCAAGAAGTCATACTCATTGTCCTTCTCTTCTAAGACTTGATCATGTTCATCAGCTATGGTATAGATACAACGATTCCTACAATCATAGATCTCATAAAGAACCGAATACTCAGCATCCTCATCATCGAGTTGAACTTTAGACCCTATCTCCCGAGACAGGATCTTATCAATGTTAGTAGAAGGTCTGAGCCCCTTGGTATTCTTGAACCCGGGGTTATTCTTCACATCTTGAGTCAATCGGACAATCTGTTGAGCAAGCCAAGGTAACTCTTCGTGTCTCTGAGAATAGGCTGGAACTACCATCTTGAAAGGATTAACTCTGGTAGCCCAAGGCCTTTCCCCAACTATTAGTTCATTAGGTTGGATAGCATACTCGACTTCTGGCTTAACATCCTCGATCGGGAGACCTTTCTTATTCAATCCCACCATCTTAAGAAAGGTCTGAATCAAAGTAAGCTTGTCAGGATCATCTCCGACATTCTGGAAGTCCGTCTGATACCCAGTCTTCATCCAAGCATGTCCTACAAGTAAAGCATCAAGGATAACAAGTTTAATCTCTTCCTTGAGTCCAATCTCCTTCAGCAAGTAGCGAAGATAAGTCTGCATAGTCTGAGCTTGTTCCGTGAACTCTTTACGTCTGGGGACTACGATGATATCAGGATTCTTGCTATAGATAGCAGGAATGATCACTCGGATATGGGGATGTACTAAGTTAACTCCAACAAAGTCAGTATCGGATTCCTGCTGGAGATACTTCCCCTCGAGATACCCTATGATCCTTTCCCACTTGTCTACTTTAGGTTTACGCCAGACTTCGGCTGCTTGGATTCTACGTTGCCACTTCCTTACGTCCTCGGATGATAGAGCCTTCATCATTCAACTCCTACAACGTTAAAGGCTCCCAACTTCTTGGGGTCTTTAGCTCTCATCTTGTTCTTAACTCCCAGGAAGGAACGCTCCGGGATCTTCTTAAGTATCCGAGAAATCTGAGGTCTCTTAAGTAACTGGTCCATATAGGCTAAGGCGTCTATACAGTCTTCATGGGCTACTCGAGGGTAACGGAGCAACTCATCCGTTAAGATTCCCATATTTCCCTGAAGTAACTCGACCTTAGTACCGGGTAATCTGTAGAGTCCTGACTTCCAATATGGGACCATACTTCGAATTCTCATCGCCTTGGTAATCCGAGTATCTGTTTTGAGTTCCTGGATAGGGATTTTAATCCCCCTTCGAAGAGACTCAGCTTGGAGGAATCTGTAGAATAACTTCTGCCAGGCTACGGTTTCAATCCCGAACTTGCGAATGTTCCAGGTCTGGCATGTATCTACGATCTGCTCGAAAGCTTCATACTCATCCCACTTACCCCGACGAACTTCTCGAATGTCAGCAATCCAGTTAGCGTTCATGGAACAGACTATGATCGCATAGAAATCATTTCCTTCTGCATCCCTGATAGGGTCCATTGTAGCAAAGGTAGGAAGTCCTTCAACGGGTAATTCGTTCGGATCATAGAACTGGATCCAGGATTTCTTGAAGATAGCTGATTCATCATCGACAGGTTGATTCTGGTACTGACAGGAAAAGATGTAAGGTCCCTGATCGAGTAACTGGTCATATAGGAATTCGGCATCAAGGCGTTCGGGCCAAAGAAGCATATCTGGAGTAACTTTATCATTCATCAGGTCTTTGAGAGTACCCCTGAATGACTGCTTCTCCAAGACATGGAATCTCTTCTTTCTACCCTTCTCTTCTCGTTCTCTTTCCTTCTCCTTCAACCAACCGAAGAGTTCGTCGTAATGCCAACGAGTCCCGATGACGATTAGTTTACAACCTGGGTCGAGTAGTGAGAGGACTAGTCGGTACCAGGTCTTAACCTTCTCGATCTGTTCCCTAGTAGTAATGTTCTTAGTCGAGTGGGGGTCATCAATGATGATCAAGTCGTAGTGAAGACCCACCTTAGTAACGTCCACTCCTGCGCAAGTGATCGTAGGTTCCTTACGAGCCCGAGTCCTAGTACTGATGATGATCTCGTTCTCAGACCACTTGTCTTTACCTTTCAGGTTTCCATATAGACTTCGGAAAGTAACATTAGTCTCAATATGACCTGTGATTTCTGAGAGGAACTTCTTAGCTGTGTTAAACTCCTCAGAACAGATCAAGATCCGGATGTTAGGATTGTTGATCATGCTCTGGAGAGAGTATCCGATAGTAATACAAGAAGTCTTTAGAGACCCCCGTGGTTCAAGAACCAGGATTCGAGTCTTCTTAGGGTCCTCTACGAAGGAACAAAGTTCCCCGTGGAACTCCTCAGGACTCGTAAGATCCCCATATTCTAAGACATGTTTGTTGAAATAGTGCAAGTCTTTACGACCTCTTAGAGCTTTCTTCCGATTAAGTAAGCCTAAGAGTTGTCGCTTCCTTGCTATCTCAACTTCGTTCTGGGCTTTCGATTCCGAGCTCACTAGACAACCTTTCGATCTCCAGGTTAAGTTCTTCCTCAGGAAGCTCCTCTACTGGGACATTAGTGAGTTCCAACTTCTCCTTGTAGTCCCCCGTCATCTTCAGGAAGTCACGGATTACTCTCATGTTCCCACGATTGACCTGCTTGAAGACATGCTTCATAGCTTCTAGTCTAGGGAACGTTCTACGCCGAGAGATCTCCTTATCAAGTTCCTGGAGAAAGAAGGGGTCATTGCGCCACCGGTTATAGACACAAACAGAGATTCCGACTTCATCACAAGTCTCCTGTTGAGTCTTCTTACGGGTAAAGTCAACCAGGAGAGCGATCAGGTGTCTTTGCTTTTCATTGAGTTCTTTAATCTGGCTCTGATAGAATCGAATGCCTGCCTTAGTCTTCAGGATCTTCTGGAGTTTGGTGTTATGCTTAACCTTCTTAGTCCTAGCCAAGGCTCTAGCATCAAGCCACTTCATTCTAGAATCAGACAGGAGATTAAGTCTCTTGGCTTCCATGTTAGAACCCCGAATGGTACTGAGGACCGGGTTGATTGTAGAAGACCTTCTCGATGAGACTAGCAGCTGTGATGGCAACAGTAGCATGACCTGCATACTTCAGTCTAACCCACTTAACACCCAGCAGGGGGGAGGCAATCGTATTAGACCCCACGAAGATCCAGAGTCCTGTATTGATAGCAGCAGGAAGAGCAACTCCCTCTACCTTGACCATGTGAGTAGTTGCCACAACATCAACAAAGTCTGCTGATGCATAGGTCTCACTGGGACTATCTACTTCTGAAACCTGAACAACCATCGAAGCAGGGACCGAAACTCCAGTACCCGTCAGGTAAAACATAACCTGAATAGCTCCTTCGACACTAAGCTTACCCGAGACATAGTTTCCTAATGCAGCAATAGTCCCGAGTAAACCTGCATTCGTCTTCTTCTTGATGATCACCATTTCTTTCCTTTCGACTTCTTCTTGCTAGGTTTCTTTTCAGCCATGTTAAGCATCAGGATCTGTTTCCTGGCTTTGTCGAGAGAAATCTTGGAAGACATAGGAATCTACTCCCTTCGGGGTATTCCTACTTAGGCTTACCGGGCATATGCGGCCAGTTAGGCTTGGTGCTACTACCTGTAGGACTGGAACTACGAGAACCCCTCTTCATTCCAGCGTTACTATACGAACTACCACTGGGTAAATGTGATTGCTGCGGGCCTTGAGTCGAACCCATCTTCTTGACAGTACCCGTAGTACCAATCTTCGTTGCTTTGAGAACTCCCATCTTTTCCTCCTTGCTGGTTAAACCGAGATTAGATACGACTGATGAGGGAACTTGCTTCATCCTGAGAATGAATTTCTACTTCGAACTCGTAACCGTAGGCATGAAGGGGATTCGAATAATCCTCATTAGCCATAAAAGCAAACCAACCCCAACTCAGGGCATTTATGTCGGTAGCATTCCAAACAAGTCCAGTTCGAGGATTCAAGTAAAAATCAAAATCATACCACCTAGTTGTAGTTAACAAGGGAACGGATCCTATGAAGAGGTGACCATAGGCGCCTCCGACTGGAATAGCCCCAACTAGTGGTTCAATAGAAGTCTGTGCATGAAGACAATTAACCTGTTTATTCCGGGTTCGAACCTTTACTAAATGAATAGGATCAGTATAAGTACAGGAATCTAGTGTCCAAGTTACCCCACTACAGGCTAATCCAATATCCCCGGGAGTATAAGTAGCTTGGTCGAAAGTAGCATCACTCTGGGGTGGTCTACCAGCAAGATCTGCTATCTGAGTAGTAGGCCAAGTAAAAGTTCCCCCCATGAAAAGAACTTCGATTGGAGTACGGCCCGATAGAGGATAAAGAGTTTGTTGAAGCATGACTTTCTCCTCCGACACAAGAGAGCCCAGGATTTCCGAATCCTCCTGGGTTACAGGTATAACTTGAATCAGGTTGATGAATCAACTTATACCACCTCTGAAGACCCCCTGTCAAATCTTATTTTACAGGGAATACTAAGTAGCTGAAAAATCAACCTCATACAGCAATTGTGAAACTGAATAGAAAATAGAAAATTGGAAATTGCATAATAGAGTATATAGTACCTATAGTACCTATAGTACCTATAGTCGTAAGACCCTAGTACCTATAGTCTAGTAAACCAGATAGTCTTAATGAACTAAGATCACCCCCAATAGTCACACCCAATCCCTACACCTAGAGAGTGTCTTTTTTAATTTACATATCTTGATTAGAGATTACCTAGATACCTCCAATTATCATAGACCTAGTTTTAATCCTAAATAGAAATAGAAAAGATAATACTGAAACCTAGACAGGAAAAACGAAACTAGATTGTTTCATCTACTTACAGATACAGAATTGAGTATAGATAAGTTTTTACTGAAAAATGATACTACTATGTTCTCTTCAGTTACTATTTCACCTATAGTTGAGTATTATGCTCCCCACCTCTCGGGGTACCCGTTTGAGCACTGAATGGTGTTACCCCAGCCTATACTGTTCATAAATGGAATGGGGCGGAATAGGCGTTTTGTTGGCCGTAACTGTTCATAAATGGAACCTATTCCCTTATAACCTTTACTTGGGACATAATGTCTGCTGGGTGCACGCTTGGGTACTGTTCAATATGGAACAGGAGCCTCAAATGGCTTGGGTGTTGGGGAAGTTGACACTTATTTCATATAGGGTTACGAGCTTTTGCTTGGAGTTACGAGCTTTCATATAGACTTAGGTATTCCGAACTGTTGGAGAAGTTTACACTTATTGCCCTATTGTGGCGCAATGAGTTAGGCCATTTGCTATGGAGTTAGCCCCTATTCGTCGATGCCAGGTGTAGCCAACCCTTTACACTTTTAAGATTTAGGGCACCCTTGGCATGGGGGCAAAAGCTTGTAACCCATTGTGGCGCAATGACTTAGCATTATTGGCACTCCATTTGCTATATACTCCATTGGCATTGGCTCCCATAAGGGGGGCTGGAGAAAATTTGCTCTTTGACAACTCAATAGGTGAGAGGTGGACGGGGGGACATTTTCAACCACTCCACCACACGGTTCACTACCCCTACACACGGAGACGAAAATGTCCGATACCATCACGAACACCCCGACTGAGACGATTGAGCCCACCACCACCGACAACGCTGCACGGGTGAGCAAGCTCCTGTCTCAACTGCACAAGGCCCACGAAGTCAAGGATGCACGCTTGGGCAAGAAGATTCGGCGCCAGCTGCGTAAGCTCGGGTATTGGCTCAGCCGCCAGCTCAAGCCGGAAGTTGTGACCGAGACCACCACCAGCTAACACGCTTCAACCCCCCGTTCACTTCACCTACACTCACCACAGGAGGACTCAGATGGCTAAGTTCCAGATTACCTTTGAGTATCGAGACAAGGATGTAGAAGAGGTAAAGAAATCTCTTACCGACCTCTTCACTCTGGACGCTGTATGCGAATGCTTCAACTTCGAAACCACGGTGCTCAAGATCCAGATCCTGAAAAGTTAAAATCCTCATTTGACTCCGGGGTAACCCTATGATATAATGGGATTAAGGGAAACAAAAGGGCTACACTCACATGGGGTTACCCCATTACCTACGGAGGTATCAAGATGAAGCCCGAAGTGATTCTCGTACTGAACGATGGGACTACCTTTACAGACCTGAAAGGCTGTCAGATTCTCGTCCTCAATGAGTCCGGGTCCAAGAAGCTTGATGATGGAGCAGAACCCCATGAACTCCTCAAGGAAGATGTCCACCACTCCTTCACCTTTGCCTAGGAGGTGTGATGAAACCCATCAACAGAGAGCTTTACAGACACACCCAGAGACTTCGGAATGAGAACGAGCCTCTACCCATGCCCGAACCCGCTTGGGCCAAGGGGGATACAGTTATCCTCCTGATCATCATCATCTGCATCTTCTACGTGGCAGCCCGATGGCTAATGTAACCCATTCCAAGGAGGTCATAGCCTGTCCCCGATGTGGGCATAGGACAAAGGTCCTCATCGAAGGTAGATGTCCAATATGTGACTTCTACAGCAAGGTGGATGCTTGGGAACAACTCGAGATAGGATTGGAGGACCAACATGGGTAGGACACCATCAGATGGTAAGAAGTGGTTCGTCAAGGGACCAGAGATGAAGGAGAAGTGGAAGAAGAAGCTGGTGTACCTCTCCCCAACTCATACTCGGAAGCTCCTGAAGATGAGGAAGACTCACAGGGTCTCAGGTAGTGAAGTAATCCGAGTCGCCCTCGACCGCTACTTCCGAGATATGGATACCCCAGACACCAACGAATCCTTTAGAGCAGAAGTAGACCGCCAAATGAGTCGAATCCCCAATAAGAAGTAGATCCTGTATTTGATTTCATCCCAGAAACATTTTATTTGACTTGTGAGTTTCCCTTTGATATTATGAAATCAATGGAGAAAACATCTCCAATTCCCCTACATCAGGTTAGGAGGGAAAGACTTCCAGATGGAATCCTTCGAGAAGCGGTCTCCCGAGCGTATACAGAAACTCCTCAGGAAACGACTGGAGGATAAGCTTCATGCCAAGAAGTATCGAAGGCAGCTCAGAACACTCGGCTTCTACCTTAGTCGCAGGGATGGTGAAGGATCCGATACTCAACCCACCTCTCCGAACTCCCGAGACCCAGAAGCTCCGGAAGGACAACAAGAAGAGACTATTTGACTTTCTCTTCCTTCGAGTCCTTCATGGGTAGGGGCATAAAGATCCTGTTCAAATGCGGACTGTGCCCCCGCCTAGTGGGAAGAACCTTCTACTCTCTGGTCGCTAAGCGATTCGTTTGCTCAAGATGCCACGACTGGGCAGCTAAGAACCCAGAGGCCTTCTGCAAAAAGAAGGCGGAGAGAAGGAAAGAATTGGCTTACAGATAGGCGGCTACCCCTTCGGTAGTCTTGTGTAGTCATAACCCCTAATAGAAAGATCGGAGGTGCAACATGGGCTACTAGGACCTCCCACCTCTAGGGAGACTTTATAAAGATCCTCGAGAACCCTTAAAGTAACACAACATGGTTCTCGAGTTGAGAGGAGTACCATCCATCTCTTGAGAAGTACCTCGGGGAATTATCCTGCGATAGAAGGTTTGAGATGGAGCCAGACAAAGTTTAATTCCCCGATTGACTCGGAAGTATCCACGTGATAATATGATTTCATAAAGGGAAGACGAGATCCCTTTAGGGTCCGGGGTGTGCCCATCTACTCCCCTGTGATATCCAATACCCGAAGGAGGTTCCACCATGTCCCCGAAGCCCAAGAACAAGGTTGCACAGCCTACGAACAAGAAGAAGCAGGCTGACGAGGATGAGGATGAGGACGATGCTGACGAGGATGAGGAGGAAGTCGAAGAGGTCGAGACCGATGATGACGATGAGGCCGAGACCGACGACGACGATTCTGATGACGAGGTGACCAACAAGCCTTCCAAGAAGCAGAAGGCGAAGGGCCTTGTCCCCCGTGAGCCGACCATCGTTCCTGCTGAGGTCCTCAAGGCTGCACCGAAGGAAGTCCGCAAGCTCCTCAAGCAGCGCGAAGAGCTGCAGGCTCAGGGTGACAAGAAGGGTCTCCGGAAGATCCGGATGGCGCTTCGTAAGGCGGGATTCCGTCTTTCCGACCTCACCAAGAACGAAGCTCAGGATAGCGAGTAGTCTTCTGATCACTAAGTAAGAATTGTCCCCGAGGGCGGTTGGGAATCAAAGCTCAGATCGTAGAGCTTCCCCATTCTGCCTTCGGGGCTTTTCTTTACCTGAAAGGGAAGCTAAATGGATGACGAGAAGGTTGCTGAATCGATCGAAGTAGGACCAGTTCCCACTCCCGCACCACGTCCCCAGTATCGGAGAGAGACTCCCGCAGTACTCAAGAGTTTCCCTTCGCTTACTCGTGGACAGCAAGAGTTGAAGATCCGTATCCTCCAGTACTCCAAGTCAGCCCCCATCCTCGATATCCGTGAGTTCGTTACCAGCGAGGAATTCTCCGGCTTCACCAAGAAGGGGTTGGCCCTTGATCACTCTCAGGTTCTCGCTCTCGAGAAGGTGATCAAGGAAGCTAAGAACGATCTCACTCCCAAGGTTGTACCCTCCCCGTAATTTGTACTCCCACGGTGTATATCCCATTTGAATTTTAGGTCAGAGACTCTCCGGCCTTCTTGCAAAGTGGGATATACACCTAAGGGTATCACCCTAGTACACCCTCTGCATCAAATCTTACACAATATCCTCAAGCTTAAAATAGGAATGATGTCCGAACTCCTGTATTTAGTATCATTCTCAGGAGGTTCTATGAGACTTTCGGGAAGGTCCCAAAGACTGGAAATATCTATAGAACAGTTGAATTCTTGTTCTCAACTATCAGGATCTCAGGGAGAGATAAGGATCAACTGCCTCTTCTGTCAAGATGAAAGTCACCACTGCTATGTCAATCTGAGTAAAGGTGTCTTTCATTGCTTCAAATGCGAAGCTCGGGGTAAGGTGAATACAGGAAACAAATTATGGGGAAACCTCGATAGCTTCAGGACAAAAATAGTCGACGCCATAACCGTTCAGAAAACAAAAATAGTTAAGTCTCTACCTAGATCTGAATCATTATTGGAGGTATCTTCAGATCAGTCTGAGTTCTATTTAAATGATACCTATAATAGGTACTATAAGTACTTAGTATCTACCAGAGGTTTAACTCCTAGAGAGATAATTCAGAATGATATTCAGGTCTCTCTAGACAGATCAGGAATCTACTCTGACTCAGTAATTTTCCCTATGTATGAATCGGGAGACTTAAGCTACTTCGTATGCAGAAAACTTAGTGGTGATACTAAGTATGTTAATGCTCCTTGGCCTAAAGCAGGTACCTTCTTCACCCCCAAGAATCAACCTGAGACTCCTTACACAGTACTGTGTGAAGGTATCTTTGATGCTCTTAGGATCTCTAGAGTTGCTCATGCTAAGGCTATTCTAGGTAAGCAACTGACTGAGCAACAACTTGCATTAGCAGTAAATATCTCAGTAACGAGACCTGTCCTGATCTTACTTGACAAAGATGCTTGGAAGTATTCTGTAATGATGGCTACTGAGATTAAGGCTCGGGGAGGGAAAGCTTACATCTGTAATAGCCTTCAACTTAATGGGGATCCAGGAGATACAGACCTTGTAACTTTGAAGGAGATCTTTCAAGAATGCGTATCTTTCAATCAGCTGTCGAGGCGGTAAAAGAAGTAGAAAGAGATCTCTGGGAGATGGGTCATAAAGTCAAGAATAAATCTGTCCAGGATCAAGTAGGAGAAGTAGAAAGCAGAGAGATTGTAGGGTACAGTTTCACTTTGCTCGATGGACAAGATTGGCCTGAGACCTTTGAGACTTTGGGGTTGAAGGATGGAAGAGATTGTAGACGTTATGTAGAAGCTGAATTCTCAGAAAGAATCCAGCCGTTGAATCCCCCTAATCCAGGCTTAGCTTGGATGGAAAGGCCTGATGTTTGGAATAAGTTCCTGCATGGGGGTAGGTTTAGTTATACTTACTCAGAACGGATGCATGAGCTTAGAGCTCCCTTCACGGGGGATCAATTAGTTCTTAATCAGATGAAGAGTACTAACTTCCTGAGAAGTGATAAAGACCCTTCTTCCAGACAGTTAGTAATTCAGATATATGATGCTCATCTGGATAGTATGAATCGGGGTGGGATAGCTAGAGTTCCTTGTACTATGTATTATCAGATTCTTTACAGGAATGGAATCTGTTACTTGATTCACAACATGCGTTCCTGCGATCTTTACACCCATTTTCCTATTGATCTTTCGATCTCCTGGCTCTTATCCAAGTACGTCGCAGGAAAGGATGAGATTTCCCGGGTAATCATGCAGTTCGGTTCCCTTCATGCTTTCGAAAAAGATCTCAAGCCAAGGGGTATCTTCTAGATGTTCATCATTCAAGCCAATGATCCTGCTGGTGCTTGGCTTCAACTTAACAAGACAATGCTGAATGCAGGAGCTTTACAACCCGTAAGGCTGGGTAATAGGCATATGGTTCCTAACGTGACTCTTGAGATTAAAGATTGGAATGGGGAATTCAGTCGTATAGTTCCCTTGAACGAACTAGGTTACAACCCTAGACTCCGTATGGGGAGACTGGAAAGGAACTATCTCAATGTTGAGTCTCTACAGAAATGTAGGGCCTATATGGATGGCAGGAGACCCGATAGACATAGCACTCATGGTCTTGCTTTCGGGACAGGGAGAAAAAAGACTCCGCCCTGTATGGTTGGAGCAATGTTCTACTTTTCTCCTACACAGCTCTATGTCAACGTCTTTATCAGAGCTTCGGAGGTTACTAAGACTTTGGGAGCAGATTTCCATTTCCTCAATTCGGTGTTCCAAAGGGCAGTACCTGATTGGATGTATGCTAAGCTTGGTCTAGTTCGTATCCACTTAGGATTAGCTTACAACTTGGCCCAGTGGTTTCCTTTGTTCGATATGATTGCCCCAGGCTTCAAGCTTGAACCTGAGAAGTATCGGTTCCATGACATGTGTATGCAGTCTATTAGGAAAGCGAGGGATGTTCATGGATACGAGTCTAAGTGGAAACCCGAGCGGAGAATGCACCTCCGATACCGCGAAAGAATACCTCAGTTCCTTGCGGATAAGCAGGGAAGAATTGTACAGGGGCCTAGTTTTTTCCCTTGCCCGTAGAAGTACTTGTTCCAGAGCAAAGGTAGGAGCTGTAGTTACTGTCAATAACCGATTAGTAGGAGCTGGGTACAATGGATCTCCAAAAGGAACTCCCCACTGCATAGATGAAGATGAAGATGAAGAGACTATCGGTTGCTTGTTGGGAGAGGGGGGACATTGTATCCGCTGCATTCACGCAGAAGTTAACGCGCTAATCCATAGCGAGATTACGATAGACAGTCCTGGTACAAAAATAGTCTGGACGTCTTTGTATCCTTGCGTGAACTGTGTTAAACTTTGTATTGCCTTTGGGGTTTCTTCAATATATTATTGTCTTTATAGGGATGACAGCGATTCAAAGAAATTCTTGAGCTCCATTGGCTCGGAGGTAATCCGTGTCGAACAACTCTCTTTCTGATCTAATCAGGAACCCAGAGTGTACACGATGTCAACTACACAAGGGGGCACAGAGTGTCTGTCTTATCGGACAGGGTGCATATCCAGCTGAGCTCATGCTCGTTGGAGAAGCTCCAAGTTATAGAGAAGAGGATCTTAGCGGCTCTCTCCAAGGGAAGTCAGGTAAACTTCTCAGTTCGATCCTCAGTGCGTTCTCGATCAAACGTGAAAGCATTTTCATATCTAACGCTATTCACTGTAGACTTGAAGAAGGCTCTAAACCCAAGCCGTCAGAGATTGACGCCTGCCGTAGGTATCTCAAGAAAGAAGTTAAGCTTGTCCAACCTAAACTTATCATTGCCCTCGGAGCTGTCGCAGGTCAGGGATTGTTGCAACAGAAAGTTACTATCGGATCAGCCAGAAACCGTCTCCACTACACGACGGACCCATTCCCGAAAATCCCGGTGGTCGTTACTTACCATCCTGCGGCAGCTCTTCGGAATGACTACCTTGTTGAGACGATAGTCAAAGATTTTGAATGGGCGATGGAGATTATGAAGTATGGTCCCCCTAAAGCTGAGAAGACTAAGTACATCTACGTTGACTCAGTAAGGAAGATCCCTTACATCGGGGGACTCTTCTCCATAGACTTCGAGACTGATAGCTTAGACCCGTACCTCCCCGGTATGGATATGATCTGTCTTCAGGTCTGCACTCTCGAAGGAGAAGCCTACCTAGTTCCCTGGAATCCTGAGACTAAGACCTGGCTCAAGAGTGTGGTCAATCGACCTAATGCTCAGTGGGTTAACCATAACATGAAGTTCGAGTTGAAGTGGTATCATCAACTCATGGGGCATTGGCCTAAGTGCAAGATCTTCTGTACCCTGATCGGAGGTCACCTCCTTGATGAGAACATGCGGGAGAAGGATCTTGAATCCATGGCTTCTATGTTTACCCCCATCAAGGATCACAAGCAAGAACTTCACAAGTACATGAAGGAGAACAAGCTTACTCGGTTTAGAGATGTCCCCCTTCCTGTTCTTACTCGATATGGTTGCGCAGATGTAGATAGTGCTCTAAGACTTGGTAAGGTCTTTGCTCCTAGGATTAGAAGAGCAGGACTTGGACCCCTGATGGCCATGCAGATGGATGCTGTAAGACTCTTTGCAGAAGTAGAACATTCAGGATTTAAGGTAGATGTTTCTTTGATTGATGAGATGGGAGAACTTTACCAGAAGAGAGTTGATAGAAGACAAGCTAAGTTGAATGAGTTAATCGGGGAAGAGATCAACATCGATTCTTGGCAACAGGTAGGACATTGGCTCTATGATGAGTGGGATCTACCTGCTCTAGGTAAGCCTAAGGATTGGAAATCTCCCCCGGTTAAGAATACTGCCGAAGACACACTACTCAAGCTCCTTGAAAGGGGACTTGATGGAAAACAAAGAAGGTTCATCAAGCATATCCTCTACCTCAGGGAAACCAAAAAGCTTCTATCTACATACATCCTGGGGTTATGGGACTTTATCAGGCCTGGAGACTTGGTCCATCCGAACTTTAAGCTCCATGGAACTGTCACGGGCAGACTCTCGTGTACTGACCCTAATTTCCAGAATATTCCAAGGGATGGAGATATCAAACGTCTATTTATCTCTCGATACGGTCCCGAGGGGAATCTCATGCAGGTGGACGTATCTCAAGGTGAACTCAGACTCGCTGCTCATTATGCTAAAGAGAAAGCCCTCCTTGAGGCTTTCAGATCCGGTACTAAAGATATTCATCGTTCAGTCGCTGCACGAGTTCTTAGAATCCCTGAGTCAGAAGTAACAGAGAAGCAAAGAAAGAAAGCTAAGGTAGTTAACTTCGGAATCCTTTATGGTGCTGGTGAATACAAGATGGCTGAAGAGATGAAATGCTCAGTTGATGAAGCAAGACAGTTCATTAAGGAATGGCAAGCAGAATTCCCCGACTGGATGCCCTATGTCAGAAAGATGAAGGCTAGAGTCTTAAGAGACCATCAAGTTACCTCGATCTTCGGTAGGGTTAGAAGACTCCCCATCATGGACCCAGACACCTATCAAGCAAAGGAGGCGATTCGTCAAGCAGTTAATTCCCCTATCCAGGGGGGTCTATCCGATTTCACAGTTGAGTGTGGTTGGAATGCGAGGACTTCTTTGAAGGGGAAGAAAGTCAAGCGTTGGCATCTCGTTGCAGGGGTCCATGATGCTTGGATTATCGATGTTCATAATGATTCTAGACTTGAAGTTGCTAAGACTTTCAGAGATGCTTTTAGAAATCCGGATTTAAGAAGGTTCGGAATTCGCCTAGATGTCCCGATGGACGTAGAGATAAAGATTGGTCCTAACTGGAAGGAGATGGAAGTTTATGAAGAAGACCTTAGTTGTTAAGAAACCCGCCAATCCCCATAAGACTAACCTAGACAAGGTTCGTGCTAGGTATCAGGAGATGGGGGGAGACAACAAGTGGTTCAAGGCTAAGCCTAATACTACTACGATCATTCGAATCATGCCCCCTTGGGGACCATCCGCTGATGGTTCTTTCTTCCTGACGGGGGGCCTTCACTATGGGTTCTCCATTGGGGGTAGAGACAGAGCTATTGCTTGCAAGAGGGTTTCGGGTAAGGGAGAGTGTCCAGTCTGTACCTTGGTCGATGCTCTTCGTAACTCGGGTGATGATGAACACAAGGAGTTGGGAGACCGTCTCCGGGTTCGTCCGAAGTACTGGGTTAATCTGATTGTCCGACCCAAGAAAGAGGGCGAAGCAGTTGACGAGAAGGTCTACATGTTTGGGGGTAACAAGAAGTTCATCGATGCTCTCATGTCCGCTATGGAGGACTCAGACTTTGGGGATATCACTGATCCTGAAGAGGGACATGATGTTAAGATTAAGAGGACGGGAGCTGGGATGAATGATACTCGCTATGAGTACATGGTTCGTCCCAGAGCTACTCCGATCGGACTTGATGATTGGGAAAGTAAGCTTCCGGATCTCGACTCAGAAGTCCTTGAGTTCATGCCGTATGCAGAGATGGTAGGACATCTCAAGAAGAACTTCGCTGAACTTCTTGCCGAGCTCAGTCTTAAGTTCAAGGGAGTCAAGGAAGACGAGAAGCCTAAGAAGAAGAAGCGGCCGATTCAAGAAGGGGAAGAAGATGATGACGATGAAGATAAGAAGGAAGATGACGATGATGACGAGGACGATGACTAATGGCTCTGACTCCCGCTACCTTCTTCATCATCTTGGGTATCGGAGTCCTCATCGGATGCATAGCTCTCCTAGTCTGGGCTGCAATGGGGCCAGATGATGATTGAGTTAATCGTCCTCTTAATTACCCTAGCCTGCGGAGCATACTTCTTATGGGGTCCGAATCTAAGAAGCCACAAATCATCCCACTCATCCTCGAGAAGGTTGAAGAAGAAGTAAAAGCTGAATGGCGCCCTCCAAGGATTCCTGGAAGTTATCGCGGTAGTGAGCTGGGTGATTGTCCAAGGTATATCCAGCTTACTGCTATGGGAAAAGAGAGGGAGCTCATCAACCCAGAACTAGCCCTCCTCTTCAAGGATGGACACCTTCACCATGACGCTGTTAGGAGTTGGTTGTCTAAGACGGGTCAACTAACTAATGTTGAGTTTAGTATCTGGAAATCCTATCAGGTAGTACTCGGTAAGGAGACTTTCCCTATTACCCTTACCGGTACTATCGATGGTCTTTACAATGGAGAATATGTTCTGGATGTCAAGAGTATTAATCCCTTTACCTTTAAAGTCTTGACCGAGGAATGGCTTAAAGAGAATAAAGTAGGTTATATCTACCAACTTCAAGCTTATCTGGAGATGATGAATAAAGAATGGGGATTCCTTATCTTCAAGGATAAAGCTTTCTCTGCATTAAAAGTCTTCTGGTTCCAGAGAGATCCCGAGATTCTGCAGAAGATTCTCAAGAAGATGGCTACGATTACTAGAGCTATTAGAGATGGGAAGATGATGAAGAAACCTTATACGAAGAGCAGCAAGGAATGCAAGTGGTGCCAGATGCGTGTTCATTGTTGGGGAGTTTCGGCTGAAAGGAGACAATGGAAATGAATGTAAACGACGCTAGAAATTATGCAATACCGGAAGATGCTAAGGTTGTTGCAGAAAGGATCTTTGCTCGACAGGTTGAATTAGAACAGGCTTATAATCTCATCGAGAAGAGGCCTATCCTAGTTGACCCCCCGAATACCCGAGAGGGTCAGGTTCTCCTCAAGGATTTCTTCTGGAGGGTCACCGAGGAGTTGGGAGAAACTCTTGATGCTAAGGAAACAGGAGAATCTCGAGAGAAGGTGTGGGAAGAACTTGCCGATGGACTTCACTTCGTGGTGGGTCTAGTCATCCATTCTCAGTGCTATTTCATCTGGGAAGAAGTTATCCAGTTACCCAGACCTGTCCTTAGTGACAGCTACCATTACGCGGTTACCTGGTTTGTGAGAAGTGCTGGGATGTTAGGTAACACCCTCAAGTTGAAGCCCTGGAAGCAGACGGATATAGCTACAGACTACAAGGCTTTCGAAGGATGCTTGAGGACCTTCATCCTTTCCTACCTCAGAGTCTGCTGGTCTCTTGGTATGACCCTCCCCGATTTGTATGACTTCTATATGCGTAAGTCGGAGGTAAATCTCTTCCGGATTAGGAGTCGTTACTAATGGGAAAGATAGACTCGATCCTGGAACTACAAAGTTGGGGATTCAATATTCCCAACCTTCTACTTACGATTCCAGTACCTGTTGGAGGATCTAAAGCTAAGAATGCTTTGATTCAAGCCTGGATTCACCAGAGGGTTCGTTGTGAACAAAGGGGGATCAAGAGAGTGTCCATCAGGACTGAGAAACTAGGACATACTCTTTGTCCCCATCATCCTAATATCCCCTTGAGCCAAGTTAGTAGAATCCTAGGTCAGTGTATCTTAGCGGGATATAGTATCTATATCTTTGAGGGTATTGATCCAGCAGATTGTAAAGTAAGGGGAAATATCTACAGAGACACCCAGTCTTCTTTTGTAGAATTAGAAGTCCTTAATGGGCCAGGAACTGTTAGAGATCTAGAGCATAGTTCCGGGATTATGAGGATTAGTTTTAAAGAGGCTGAACTAAGAGAAGATTGTATAACTCCTATAGTCAAGAAGTTCCTTAGCCAACCAGAACTTCATAATCGAATCCTTGAATGGTCTATCTACAACAAGCCTGTAGGTCATCTACAACAACATGAAATCTACTGGGAACATAGACCATGGTCGTAGATCAGTTAGAATTCCAGGTCATCTCTATTCTCAGAGAGCGGGCCTACTTTCTTAGGTTCGCAGGAGTGATAAAGGAAGAACTCTTTGAATCACCCCAGACTAGACATTTCTACAGGATGATCTCAGACTACCATGCTAAAGACCGAGTAGAATCTATCCCTCTTAGGTCTCTTAAGATCCTTCTTTACTCAGAGGTTAAAGAACAAGATAGACTTAAGTATAGGGGGATGCTTCGTAGGATTAGACGAGCAGAGGTTACAGACACTGCCTTAGTTGATAATCTAGTTAAGAGATTTGCTAAGAGACAGATCCTGAAGCATGCTATCCTAGATGCTGTTAATGCTCTAGAAGCTGGCGAAGAGACGGATCTCGAGAGAGTACGTCAGAAGATTGAGGAAGCGATAGCAGTAGACGGAATGAACAAAGATGATACCTATGACTACTTCAAAGATCCCCTTCGACGAATTCATGATGAAGCAGTAGAACCCCGAATTGCTACTAAGATTAGTGGAGAACTAGATCGAGCTATGAATGGGGGATTAGGAGCAGGAGAGATAGGGATTATCCTTGCTTCAACCGGAGTGGGCAAGACGCTCACCCTTGTCAACATAGGATATGGGGCGATGCTGCAGGGAAAGAAGGTTGTCCATGCGACATTGGAAATTAAAGCCCGAAAAGCCGCTAGGAGATACGACGTTAGGATCAGTGGTAGAAACTTTAAGGACATCCGAGAAGACCCTTCGCTTGTTGAGAAGAAACTGGTCCCGCTTAAGCGAATCGGAGCAGGCCTTCATATCAAAGATTATACGGCGTCACTCTGTTCTGTACAAGACTTGCGCGTGTATCTTGAACGTCTCCGGGCGAAGGGATTCAACTTCGACTTAGTGATGGTAGACCATGCGGATCTGATGTACTCACCTAGACAGTATAAGGAGCGACGATTTGAACTCTCTAGTATTGTTGCAGGACTTAGGCGGCTGGCTTCTGAATTTGCCGTACCAGTCTGGACCGCTTCCCAAGCGACTAGAAAAGCTGGGGAAGCAGGTAAAACACGCTTATGGGATATCGCTGAAGACATCGGTAAGGCCAACTGGGCTGACTTTATCATTACGATATCCCAGTCCGACCAAGAAAAAGAAGAAAGCATCGCGTACCTCAACCTCGCTAAGACACGGGAGGATGGGGGAAATCCGAAAGTCCAAGTAGTCATCGACTATGAGACCATGAAGATGAAGTCTACAAAGAGGGAGGCAATCGATGTTCGGAGTTGACGACTTCATCCAGATTAAAGCTTGGGCAGCCGGATTCTTTGACGGAGAGGGTTGTATTCTTCTTTCTCGAGAAGGCCCCGGAGCTCATTACTTGGGATTTAGATTAAGAATTACTGTAGGACAGAGATATGATACTAGGCCACTATTCCTCTTAAAGAAATACTGGGGAGGTCATGTCCATAAAGATAAGAATTCCAATTCTAGGTGGGTATGTAAATCGGATAAAGCGATTAAGTTTCTCCAGGATACTTTACCTAACCTGATAGTAAAACACGATCAAGCATTGATTGCTATTGATTTTAGGAAATATATGATAGAAAACAAGTATAAGAAAGCTAAAGCTCAAGAAAGACACGACTATGGATTAGGGGCTAAGAAAACTCTTACCTCAATGAAACGGAGGTGGAGGTAGTGTTTGGAATTGACATCGGCCTCAACGTAGCTTCGGTAACTCTAGTCAAGGGTAAGGTAGACCTTGACCATCTCGTACTCAAGAAGTCTAGAGAGATGGAAGAAGCACCAGAGTGGGTTCGGATTAACATGATGGCTCACCGGATCTATATGACGATCGTAGAGATCACCAATAGGAATGATAGAGTTCTCAAAGCCTGTCGTAAGGTAGCTATTGAGGAACCCATCTATTCCTGGGGACGTAAGAATCCACACGGGTTCGCTAAGAGTGTCATGCTCTTCACCCTGACCCGAAGTATGCTCGATGGATTAGGACTTAAGATTATAGTAGTTAATCCCAAGACTGCTAAGATGGTAGCTGGTAGTGGTACTAAAGACAAGGAAGAGATGATCCAGGCCTACAAGAAGTGGACAGGTATGGATCCAGGACATTCGACTCAGTATGGGAGAGAGACTTTGGCCGACTCTTACTTCGTGGCTCAAGCGGGGTATCAACTTGGGAAGAGCTGAAAGAGAAAGGAGACAAATGGATATGATCACCCAGACAGTAGTGGAGATCCACTGGCGTAATGAAAAGAGACCTGTAGAGAAGTTAGTTGTTAATCAAGTCCAACCTGCTCCCGCGGGAGTAGTCCTTAACTTCCAGGATGGAGACCAAAGAAAGATTCGTTTCATTCCCTTGGATACTATGCTCTACTTCGATTCCTGGAAGGATGAGATCCCAGAAGGGGGAGCCGACTAATCTACGAGTCAATTTGATAGGGTGAATTTCCCCTCAAACAAGAAGCAATGAGATTTTGACATTCTTGCCAATGGGGGATATCAACTAAGGGTATCACCCTTGGGGGGTATTCCCCTTAAAATTCAGTCAATATCCTCAATCATGTTTTTAAACTTCCCTCATTTGGAGATAGATTCCATGGAGTGGATAGCCATCGTAGGCTCAAGAAGATATCCCAAGTTGGGAAGGGTAAAGAGACTAGTAGAAAGACTTGCTGAGACTAACCCTTCTTGTGTAATAGTGACTGGTGGGGCTCAGGGTGTTGACTATGTTGCGGAGGGAACCGCTAAAGCTCTGGGCCTCAAGGTTCTTATCTGTACTCCAGCTTGGGAAAGGTATGGTAAGAGTGCTGGGTATCAAAGGAATAAGGATATAGTAGAGATCTCAGATAGGGTGATTGCTTTCTGGGATGGTAAGAGCAAGGGAACTAAGATCACGATAGACCTGGCGAAGCAGATGCACAAGAGTCTCGTAATCAAGGGGGTCACCAAGTGAAGTTTACCTGCATGTCTCGTAGAGAAGCCATCGTTGAAGATGAGAAGCATATCTTCGAGTATGAGTTCAATAGTAAAGAACTGGGTCCTATGAAGAGTGGGGGTTTCCGGGATATGTATGAGGTGGGGAAGACTTATATCTTCGGAGTCGAATTCAAGCCCGATATCCAGCCCGCGTAATCAACACGAAGCCCCCTGGCCTAGCTTCAAGTCAGGGGGCTTCGTTGTAGCTAGAAATGTAAAGTCTACGGACTGAACCAGATACCCGCCTTGAAGTGACCCGAATCCTTATTGATCCAAGTAGACTCAGTCTGAATAGCAAACTTACCATTCAGCAAGAATCCGATCTTAACTCCGACGAATGGATTGATATCCTTCTCGAGCTTCCAGGCAACATAGTTCCTCTGATACCCCACTCCGGTAGAGAAGAGAAGTCTTTGAGGAATAGAGAAAGAAATCTTCTTAACCGAAGTAGTATCAGAGACTGCTGCCTGAGCAGGGATAGCAATCAAGAGTCCAAGGACAATAGCAATCGGGATAATAAAGGTAGCCTTAAGCTTCTTGAGTTCTGCGGCAGAAGTAGGAATAGGACTCTTGATCAGCCACTCTCGAACCCCGATACCAACGAAGGTCATCAGAGTAGCTTGATCCCACTTACCCGTAGTAATCATTCCAGCAAGCATCATCAGAGCTGGGTTAATCAACCACCCAAGGCCTCGATCACCTAACTTAGAAGGATCACCTCCCCAGAGATACTTGATCTTAGTCATAGCAGTATTCAGAACCGGGATGTTAGATCCAGCAAGGACCGCCAAGAAAATCTTCAGGAGCCAGATGAAACGAGTACCTAAGTATCCCGCGACGATAGCCACGAAGGCCGGAGAGATCCCGGGTAGTGTCTCAGTAATGAACTGATGTACAAAAGTCGAGTCCGGAGACATTTAATTTACCCCTCCTTGATGGTAATCTTAATAGGGACCTGGAAAGTGGGATTCAAGGGGTCATTGGTAGAGAATAGAAGGTAAACCGAAGTGATCACAGTATAACGATACCTCCCCAGGGGTTCCGCCTGGGGATAAGGATCATAGTTAACCCGGAATCCAAGAGACCGATCAGGCCCGATATTCCCCGAGGTAGCACTGAAACTAAATTCTCCATTAGCTTCCGCATCTGGGTCTACAATGACGACTCCCGTGATCCTTAGACTATCAGCTTCTCCTCTATTATAGCACTCAAAGAAAGCTGAATCGTTGCCCGAAGTTGAGAAAGCCTCAAACCCCAGGTTCATAGCAATTACTTCTAACATGGGTAGACTGGTGTAAATAATAGCTCCAATATCTACACTATCTTTCCCCCCATATCTAGCCAGGGAATACCGAGAAAGTCCAGGATTAAAGGTGACTCGAGTAGAATCGAGGAACAGAGGACTTCCATACCTTGAAGAATCATCGCATCCAGGACACCAGATTTCTGACCATGGAGTATTAGGTAAGAAAGCCCCGGGGGTATACGTTATAGTTAACGGGATGATCCCTGAAGAAGGGGGCGTCTTTTCCGTACGGACTATAGGTAACTTACCCGATGATGGAGGCGTAACTGTAGTAATCATTACTGGCAACTTGCCATCCGAGGGTGGTGTCTTTACTGTACGGACAACCGCTATCTTGAAGGTTGAGTCCGCAAGCGGCAGGTAGGCGGGAAGGGTTACGGTAATTGAATCCTCGAATGCTCCAGCTACAATACTTACAGTATCAGCGAATACTCCGGCAGTCACCGTTACGGTATCAGCAAAGACTCCAGCTACTAGGTTTAAGGAGTCGGAATCCGCCCCGAGACCGTGAAGAGAAGCATGAGTACCGGGCCAAGTATACCTAGTATAATCTCCATCATGCCAGGAAATACTAACTTTACCTACAGTGTCTGGGTTAGTATGGCCGTAATAGGAATAAAGATTATGATCTGTAATCAAACTACTTGCATGACTTGATCTTGTATAGTAATAGGTTGAGTCATAGTCTATGGGATAGTACTTTACAGCAGCAGCTCCGGGGATGTAAGGTTCACCTGTAGTAAATTCGGTGATCGCATAGAAGATGTTATTCTGAACTCTAGTCGTATCACTCCAGACCCCCAAGGTAGACCACCTGGGATACCCGGGATACCCAGACCCTCCCTTCATGAATTCAAAGATAGATAGCCTACTATCATAGGAAGAAGGATAGTTCTGTGCTGACAGGTAACCGACGAAGGTATTGTTGCTAATCAGATTAGGCCCATGAGCTCCATCTGTAGTCATGAAAGCGGGACTCGCTTTACTTATGACTGTATTGTAAGTAAAGCTAGTAGTAACTAGACCGCTCTCCCACCAAGCAAACCCGCCGTTGGAGATGAAGGTACAGGAGTCAACTGTCAGATTAGTTACAGTACGAGGATTGTTATTCCCTTCAGCACTGAACTCCCACCGAAGTGGAGCATCCTCAGGAGTGTTCTGCCATAGAGTGTCGCAATGCATCTCCAGATAACTTACTGAATCCCTAAAACAGAGACCTACTGCGTAGTAATTGTTATCACCTCCCGCGTAGACCTTATTATAATTCCATCTATTGCCCCGAAGGACGATACGACTTGCATGCTTAACATTGAAGTAGTAGGTAGGGTAGTCTCCATTCCAGTTATCTATGTCGAAGGTATTGAAGAGAAAAGAACAGGAATCTGCCCCGATAATGGTAAACTGATTAAGGGATCCCCCGCTAAAGAGGGCTGTAAAGTGGTTATCAGAGAACGTATTTCCCCGAATGTAGGGACCAACAATCTGGCAAAAATAGGGGGCCGAAGCTGTAGGGTTACAACCATCACCCTGAAAAGCCGAACCATTAACGTGGTTATGACCGAAAAATGTATAGTTAGCCGCACTCCAATCTAAAGATCCAACGACTGTACTGTATAGAACCGAATCCCTATTTCCCCCTAGATCCAAGTCACCGGAGAAAGTAACCCCCTTGATTACAAGATGGTTGGTAGAGATAGTCCCCGAAGGAAGTTTAATCCGATCTCGGATAGAGACGCTAGTAAGAGGATCCCCGTCTAAACTAGTTCCAATAAAGGTAATGAACTTATCATCCGTACTATGTCCCGCAGAATCCGGATTGGGAATCTCAGCATATCCACTTGACTGGCTCTCATAGACTCTAACAATATCTCCAGGTAACGTAGCCGTATTAGCCTTAGCAATAGTCCTCCAAGCTGTATTGTAACTAGTCCCCACCTGTCCATCTCCCCCGCCCGGGCGAACATAGTAGGTAGTAGCACTAGCGATAGAAACTAAAGTCAGTAAAGCAATCAGGCTTAAAAGAAACTTCTTCATCTACTTCCTCCCTTTCTTTCCAGAACTTCAAGTCTACGATCAACATCTTTTTCTATGAGGATACAGTTAGAGACTCTAACGAAGGTGGGGTCATTTCCATTTTCCAACCCTAAAGATATCTTAATGGTCCTTACATCCCTCTTAGTCTGGTTCACATCAGCCTTTAACCATACGAATCCCGCTACTACTACAGCTAATTGACTACCTAACTTCACCAAACTCTCGACCTCAGAAAGAATCACAGAACCATTCTCCTAACTCGATCTAGGTCAAAGAGACTACCGGGACAGGACTTAGCTAGATTAAATTCTCGATGACCTACGATATTCACAGGAATCACCCCAAACATCACCATCCAGGGTTTAATGATCCTATGGACTAGGACCCCAAGCAACTCATCCGAAGGAACTTCTAAGTCAAAGTTTCCTACACAGCAGACATGCAAAGCTCTACGGTTCATATCTGCTTGAGGACATGCTGCGGCTTGTTCCTTGATTCCCCTTCCCATAAGAGCCTGATAACGATACTTGCTCAGTTCTGGGTTATCAGTGACTAACTCAACTCCAGCATGATACCCGATATCATTCCACCCCTGTGTTTCCTTATGGAACTTCTCGATAGCGGGCCAGGAAACGGTTGCTCCATCCTTAGTCAAGGAATGGTGGATCATGATATAGTCGATGTTCATTAGTACTCCTTCGCTTTCTCTTGGATGAGAGCTTGAATCCTGAGAATCTCGGTAAGGTTTCTCTTAGGTTTCATAGCTTCCCTTCGTAGTGCCGCTCTGAGGTCTTGAATCTCGTTACTAACCCTTATCTTGTTCTGGCTGAATAACTTCTGGTCATCCACCATGTAAGTCTTACCAGTCATAAGCTGAGTAATCTTATTCAGTAAGTCAGTATCAGGTGAAGTCATCTTATCCATTTCATTGAAGAGCCTAATCATCTTAGCAGAGTGAACAACTCTTGAAGGAAGAGTCATCCCCAAGAACCTTTCTTTCTGTCCAGGAATTGTCTCAATCTTCTTCTTCAGGAACGTATCATAGTTGAACATCTGAGACAGAATTTCTTTAGGCAACGGAGTAAACATATTCGCTGCTGTCTCATGGACTTCAACCATTCGGATAAGATCCTGAGCAGGAAGCCAAGAGTTCATCATGAAGTATTCGTATTTCTTATCTTGACGATTAAACCGAATCCTTGTGGGGAAATTCTCCAACATCCACTGAGGCAGGTACTTCTCGTTAGGCCCAGGAACTCCTCTCTCGAGTTCTTCTCTGACCTTAAAGATAGCCCCGAACTTAG